AGCGGGAAGCTCCGCAGCGGTCAGCAACGCCGGCACGCCTCAGGCTGCGGTCCTCAACTTCACGATCCCTCGCGGGGACGCGGGAACGAACGGAACGAACGGGACTGCCGCAACGATCGGGATTGGAACGATCACCACCGGAGCGGCGGGAAGCTCCGCAGCGGTCAGCAACGCCGGCACGCCTCAGGCTGCAGTCCTGAACTTCACGATCCCTCGCGGGGACGCGGGAACGGACGGAACCGATGGCGTCGCATCAGCCGTTGCGCCTCTTTCCTATAACTCCACCACCAAAGCTATTAGTCTGTCGTCCATTGCTGACGCGATGATATTCAAGGCAACAAACAAGGGGGAAGCGGGAACCGCCGCCACCAATTATGACGAACTGCCGGTTGCTGTTGTCGCTGGAACTTTTGCTATTACGGGTATATATTTTGGGTGTCACATTGATACTGTTGGCACTGGCACGGCGACTTTTAACGCTTACCGCCGAACAGCGGCAGGCGTTAAAACGTCGCTGCTGACGGCCAATGCAACTTTGCCCGCTGGCGCCAGCCTGGTGGACGCGACCTCGCTGCTAACCGGAGCTACTGGGATCACTGCCGGCACTCGTGTTGGCTTTGATGTCCTGGGCTTCGGGGGCGCTACAGGTGTTTTTGTTGTCTTTCTATTCACTCGCACTTCGGTCTGATCATGCCTACTCCCAACATTGTCACCAACCCTGATACAGGGGTTCGCTATTACGCCGACCCAGGGCCACAAGAGGGCCATAGCGTTGATCTGTTTGTTCCGTTGCGCGATGGCGTTGTCACCAATCCAACCGGCACGGAATGGCCCAACCTGTTTGGCCTCCCCGAGGATCGCCCTGAACTGGCTTGGTACCTGAAGACCGCCTCCCAGGTCCGCGAGTATGACAACCGCACCCATTACGAGATCGCAATCTGGAGTCCTGTCCCCTATACCAGCCCCAAACCCGGCGGCCCACTGGGAACGTGGGAGGAAACACTGGAGGTAAAACCGCACCCAGAAGCAGTGTTGATAAGCCAAGTCGAAGCTGCCTATTCTCAAGCAAACTCCCGCCTCTACCCTCCCAACAGTGATCCCCTGTTCCGCGAGTTGCTGGACGAAGCTGAAGAAAGGGACAAGGCAAACCAGGCGACGCCAGCAATGCAGGATTTATTGGCCCTGCGCCAAAGGATTAGGGATGCTGGCCTAGTCAACTTGGAACGTCAATCGTTTCTGATTGAAGAAATCAAGGCCGGCCGTCCGGTTGACCTGTCCGCCGGTTGGGTCAATGAGGTTTCGTAGGGAATGGAAGCGCGGGCCATGGGTGGGAGGTAACCGGATGACCGTTGTTGCAGACAGAAGGAGGCCCCCCGTTACCAGCGGCGCCTCCACGCCGCTGCTGTTCTGTGATTTCGGCAGCTCTGCTAGCTATCCAGGCAGTGGTACAACCTTAAGCAACCTGGGCTCGGTTGCCGGCGTTAGTGGCACGCTAACGGGTGGCCCTACATTTAGTACAGCCAGCGGGGGTACTTTGCCGCTGGACGGGGTAAACGACTACGTTCAATTTAACGACTCCGGCGCCCAGTTGGTGCCAACAACTGGCCTAACTATTATCGCCTGGGCTCGTATTGCCACTAATGATAAATGGTTGCTAGATAAAATTGGCGGGAACCGAACCGCAGCAGGCTACGCGCTGACCGCAGACGGCGCAGCTTTACAGTTCTATGTAAACAACCGGTTCATTGCCAATCCCTCAGGTAACTTTAACAATACATGGGGTATGTTTTCTGGGGTTTGGGTGCCATCAACGTCAATGACCCTGCGACGTAACGGTGCGATCCTGGCAACAGCAACCACGACCATACCCGCCACGCTGGGCTCCCAAGCCACCCCGTTACGATGGGGCGGTCGCGCAACTAATCAAGATTACACATCTGGGGCTATTAGTATAATTAAAGTAATTGGCGCAGCGTTGTCACAGGCTGAACTAGCAGCGGAATACGAAACATTCCGTGGTCGCTTTGGACTGCCTGCGTTATGAGCCAATCCAGCCAGTCCATCCCTAATCTGATTCAGGGCGTCTCCCAGCAGTCGGACGCCCAATGCGACCCGACGCAAGGGAGGCTGCAGATCAATGGGTACAGCTCGATGGCCGATGGCCTACGCAAGCGTGCTGGCACCAGTGCGCTGCGGAGAGTCGCAACAGCATCCATGGGAAACGTGTTTTTCCATTCGATCCTGCGGGATTCAACCGAGCAGTACCTGGTTGCAATCGGGGCCAGTTCCATCCGGGTGTTTGACCTGGAAGGCAACGAGAAAACGGTGTCCGCCCCATCGGGATACTCCTATCTCTCCACTGCCAGCAACCCTGCCGCCGAGATTCGCGCCGCCAGCATTGCCGACTTTACCTTTATTTCCAATGTCAAGCGGGTGCCGGCGATGGCTGCCGCGCTGGCACCGGCCGTGGCCAGGCCCGCTGCTCACGAGGCCCTGGTGTGGGTAAAGGCCGCCAACTACGGCCAGTCCTACCGGGTGTCCGTCAATGGCCAGCTGGCCACCATCACGACACCGATTCAGCCCGTCACCACCAGCGGCAGCGACATTATCGAGAACCGAATCAGCACCGCCGAGATCGCGGAGCAGATCAAGACCGCCCTGGCCGGGGCCGCCGGGGTAACGATCGCCCGCGAAGGGTCGGTGCTGCATCTCACCTCCGCCAGCGCCATCACGATTGCAGCAACTGATGCCAGGGCCAACGACGACATCACGGCCATCACGAGCAGCGTGCAAGTTTTCACCGATCTGCCGGCCATTGCTCCCCGCGGCTACCAGGTGGAGATCAAGGGCGACCCAAGCAACCAGTTCGACAACTACTACGTTTCCTTCGTCCCCCGGGGAGCCGCGTCGTCGTTCGGCGAGGGGGCATGGGAGGAGTGTGTGGGGCCAGGGATGCCTTACCGGCTCGATGCCGCCACCATGCCCCATCTGTTGGTCCGGCTGGCCAACGGCACCTTCTACTTTGGCCCCGCCAACGGCACCACCCAGGGGGGCACCAAGATCCCGGCGTGGGGGGAGCGGACGGCCGGCGATTACGACACCGCCCCAGACCCGAGCTTCATTGGCTACCCGATCCAGGCGGTCTTCATTCACCGCAACCGACTGGGCTTGCTGGCTGACGAAAGCCGAATCCTCAGCAGGGCCAAGAAGTTCTTTGATTTCTTCCCCGAGACCGTGACAACGGTGCTCGACACCGACCCGATCGACGACCAAGCGCCCAGCGGCAACAAGGTCAGCATCCTGCGCCATGCCGTCTCCAGTCAGGACGAGCTGATCCTGTGGAGCGATCAACTGCAGTTCAGGACTGCGTCCAGCGGGCAGGCGTTGACCCCTTCAACTGCCACTATCGACCAACTCACGGCTTACGAATGCGACACGGCGGTGGCCCCGCTGCAAGTGGCCGGCGGGATTGTGTTCGCCCAGACCAATGGAACCTGGACCCAGTTCCGAGAGTTCGCCCTGAGGGGGGTGGGAACCGCGCTCACCGGGGCAGCCCCGAGCATTACCGACCATGTGCCCACTTACATCCCCGCCGGCATCCGGCAACTGGCGGCCAATGACACCGCCGGGATCTGGTTCGCCATCACCGGCACCAGCAGTCGCATCTACGTCTACAAGTATTCGGACCGTGGCAGCGCCAACGGCGTCGAACGGGTGCAGCGCAGCTGGTCCTATTGGGATCTGACGGCCGGCAAGGTGCTGGCGATTCAGTGCGTCACCGAGACCTTGTACCTGCTGGTCGAGTACGCCGATGGCTCCGTCTGGCTGGAGAAGATGCCGGTGGCAGATCGGCTGTCCACCGATGCGCTGACCACCCTGCTGCTCGATCGCAGTGTGACCACCACCACGGCAACCCCGGCAGCGGTGCGGGCGCCCAACGGCACTTACAACGTGGTGGCCGATGCCACGGTCTGGCCCCTGGGATATACAGCTGAGGTGCCGGTGGAGGCGTGGACCCTCTACGGGCCCACGCAGAACGGCGGCAAGCTGATCGGGCGGGCCCTGGCGGGGGCCACCACCATCGCCGCCCAGGGGGACTGGCGGAACAAGGACATCGTCTTCGGGCAGCCGTTTGAGTTTCGGTATCGATTCTCCAAGTTTGTGCTGAAGGCTGACGCCGGGGCCGGGAAGGTGGCGTCCAATGTGGCCCGCACCCAGGTTCGGCACGCCATGCTGCGGTATCACGACACCAGCTTTTTCAAGGTTGAAGTGACGCCCGAGAGACGGGATACCGCCGTCTACAAGTTTGACGGCTGGACCCTGGGGGTTCGCAACAGCCAGGTTGGCAGCACCCTGGGCCAGGGCCTGGACATCGAGGACCGCAGCTATTTCGAGGGGGTGTTCCAAGTCCCGATTGCTTCCAAGGGCGAAACTTGCCAGGTCGATCTGGTCAACAGCACCCCCAACCCGTGCATGTTCAGCGGTCTGGACTGGATCGCCACCATTACCAGCAGATCCCGGCCCATCCAATGATCAAGCTATGCCCGGCAACAGCAAAACACGTCGAAGCGGTGGCGGCCAACCTGCGCCATAGCGACGATCTCGAATGCCGGTACGCCTATGGCATCAGCGGCGCCGAGGCCCTCCGGGAGGCGGTGCGTGAGTCGGACATCGTTCATTCCATCTGCGCAGAAAACGGCGAGGCCCTGGGGGCCTGCGGCCTGAATGGCTCGATTATCTGGCTGCTGGCGACCGATGCGCTGACGGCCACGCCCGAGCGGCGGCGCGCCCTGGCGCTGCAGGGGCGACGATGGATCGACTGGCTACTGGCCTACAAGGAGGAAGCGGGCGACTATCCAATGGTGGAGAACTGGATCCATGCGGCCAACGTAGAATCCCTGTGCTGGCTGGAGGCGATGGAGTTTCGAGTCGAAGCCGCGGCGCCATTTGGTCCTTATGGGCAGCTGTTCTGCAATGTCTGGAGGTCGCTGTGATTCTGAACCCTATTTCGCTTGGTATCTCAGCG